GTAACCGTGCCTGATGACGCTGGGACTGAAGATGTGGCAAGCATCACCTTGACGAATGCCGATAGCATGGCGGCGGGTGACAGGGTTATGCTGCTGCTTTACAGGGACGCGGACGATGCTGGTGACACAGCCGCAGGTGATTGTGTTGTAACTGGCGTTGAATTGTGGTTTAGCGCATGAGTGACAAGGATTTAGCAAGCATAGTTGTAAGGGCGCTCATAATGATTGTCAAAGCGATAATCAAAAAATATGAGTTGAACATAAAACTAAATGATTGAATTAATGTCAGGAAAGTTGTATAATCAAATTGCTAATCATTCAATTAGCGAGGAGATATACGATGAAAAAAGAAATAGTAATGTGGCTAATCATTGCGGTGCTGGTGGTGGGTGCGTTGCTTCTCGGCACACAGAAGGCGGACATTATGGCGATTGATTTGACCAACACGAATACGCAGGGTATAAATTTTGGCGCGGTTCCTGGCGTTCAGAATTTAGCCAACAAGTCTATTTCGTTTTGGATTAATCAAGACACGCTTGCAGATGGCAGGACTATACAACTGTATCCTGCTGGCGCTTCTGATGAGTTTTTCTTAGTTGATTTCAACAACATAGCGTCTGGTGATTTGGTATTCAGCGCTGGCTGGTCTACACCTGGGGTTTGGAAAATTGCCGGGTCTACGTTCTCTGCTGGAAACTGGTACAAAATTGGTATTACCTACAACAACTCAAGCGTAACCAACGACCCGATAATTTATGTCAATGGCGTGTCTGTATCAGTAACCGAAGTTATTACACCAGTAGGGACATACCTATCAGGAACTGACAACGATTTAGTTATTGGATACCCCGGCGCGGCGGTCAATACTATTGACGGTAAAATCGCAGGATTGAGAATTTACAACCGCATCCTCACCGCTACCGAAGATTTGATGATTTATGACGGACGCGGACGCGACAATATCACCTATGGCATGGTATTTTGCCCGGCGCTACGTGGCGCAAAAGGGTTACAAGCATTTGACGGCGCGACATTAGCCGCAGGGAATACCATCGTTGACCCGTGTTCAGGAGCAGTGGGTGTACCCGCAGGTAGTCCCGTTGGTGTGGGTGAAACCTATTTGAGATAACATAAGACACAGTCCGCCGCGAAAGCGCCCGACAACCTACAACGAACTGCCGTATACACGCCCGTTCTCAATCCGAGAGCGGGCTATTTTATTAAGAGGTAAACAATGGTAGACGTAAAAACATCAGAATTGACACTTGACGCATCCCCGGCATTAACTGACCGCGTGGTTGTGGTTACCGACCCGCTGACAACTCCAGTGTCGGGGTTGGCGTCTTTGACATCGGTCAAGACGCTGTTCAATGTTGACACATACCGCATCTGGAAAACGATTGCAGACCCGCAGGCGCTTTACTTACTTCGCGCGCAGATACCACTATTTCGCGCTCCGGCGGCGCTGACGTTTACCCGCATCCATCTATTGTTGAACGACAGCACGCCAACGGCTGAATTCGCTGGGGATCTAAAATTCGCAGACGATCAATTTGATGGCAGTTTTGCCAACGCGACTGTGATTGATGTGTGTGATACCACATCTGGAGCGTTTACCGCTACTTCCAGTTTTGACGATGCAACAGTACCTTCTGGAAAGTATGTCTACCTACAAATGGACGCATCCCCTCACGTAGACATAGAAAGCATATTCCTTGATTTAGCCTGGACATACGACTAATGACGACCTTCAACTATACAACCACTACCGATGATTGTTACGGCGGCGTATCGGGTAGCGCATTTTACAATGCCTTAAACACGATTGCCATCGGTGATATTGGTGCAACAGGGTCGAATGCCAAAGCCTGGATTCCTTTTGTAGTTAATCTAAAACAGGGACGCGTACTTGTCTCCGCAACTTTGCGCGTGGTGGCAAGTGTGAATAAGTCTGATACAACTTGCAAGGTACTGGTTGGATGTGAGGATGCAGACAATCCCGCTGCTCCGACCAGTTGGGCTGAACTGGATGCCAGGGGTTTGACAACTGCTTACTTGACAGATAACAACGTCGCAGCGTGGACGGCAGGAACAGAATACACATTCGACATCACCACCGCTGTTCAAGAAGTTCTTGACCGCGCAGGTTGGGCTGCTGGAAACACACTGGCAGTATTAATTCACGATAACGGCTCAACCGACGACATTAATCGTCAGTTCGCTTCAAGTGAAAACGCAACGTATGCAGAAGCGATATTGACGGTTGTTACAAGGTCAGGCGGACAGGTAATATGACATGTTCAGGCGCTTATGGTGGATTTGCTTGTTGGTGGAGGTTGGGATGATTTTTATTGACATATCGAAATGGAACGGGGTATTTGACTGGAGTAAGGCGCAGGCGCAGGGCGTGGACGGCGTTTACATCAAAGCAACTGGCAGCGGTAATTATGGCAACTATGAGGATTATAAATTCCCTGAAAACTCCAAGTCTTGTCCGCTGAAGTACACTGGAAGTTACCACTACTTCGATTATCAGGGTAGAAGTGGCGCAGATCAATGTAAATATTTCCTTGATAAGGTTGGCGACTTCGGGAATATGCGCGGCGTTCTGGATATTGAGGATAACTCCGCGAATGGATGGAAACCAATTGACAGCGTTATAGGTATTGCAATGCGAGAAGCGCTGGCGTGGGTCTACCAGTACAACCTTGAAACGGGTCATTATCCTGTAATGTACCTGAATCTAGGGCTGGCAAAACAGAGGCAATGGACTGTTACAGGTTACAAATATATATTCCGCAACTTCCTAGATTGTCCGTTGTGGATTGCAAGGTACAGCGATGTTGCAGACCCGCTTGTTTATTCGTCAACAGAACGCGCGGCGTGGTCAGATTATGCGTTATGGCAATACTCCTCAAAAGGTAACGGCAGATTGTACGGTAATTCCATTGGTAATGATTTTATCGACCTGAATAAATTAAAGAATCTCCAGGCGTTGTTGAAACCTGGTATCACCCCCGAGGATGAAATAATCGACATGACCAACGTGTTGAACATCGAGCCGTTGTCACAGGTTGATGAAAGCAGGGGAGATATTGCGTTTGGGAACACCAAAATTCGCTATGATGGATGCCTGACAGTCGATATTGAAATGATGCTGAATTATCTCGGGCTGAAAATCGATACCGCAGGACTGGTTACGTGGTTGAAAGCCAACGGTGGCTATTCCGGTAATCTATTCGTCTGGAAGTCGATAGAGAAGTTGTTACCAGGCTTGACGTTCACCGCGAAATACACCGGGGCTAACCTGGATAAGATTGACGAATCACTGGCAAAAAAAATGCCGTGTCTGGTCCATGTCGACTATAACCCTGCTACATCGCTAATCGATCAACATTGGGTATTGATTATCGGCAAGTCAGGCGCGTCCTATATCATCAATGACCCGCGTGACGGTTCCCGGGTACGGTTTGAGGACGTGTACGGAGATCCCGCGACAAACATTTACAACGTAGCAACCTATTCATTCACTGGCACCATATCCGATGCTGAAAAGTTGTCACGGCTATGGCTTGCACATCCCACTTTGCACTAGGAGTATAAATATGGCGGACTTAAATTCAAGTGACTTCACAGATATAAACGAACCTAAAACACCGCGCGAGATGTTTCAAAAGATTATGCACCTGATTGAACAATCCGCTGAGGACAGGCAAGAGGACAGGGATATGTTATTGGGATTTGTTGACTCGTTTAATAAGTCTCAAAAAGCGCAGGATGTTATTTTCGATGCACACGTAAAAGACTATAACGATATTGTTACCCCCGCGTTGGTCAAAGTTGGCACATTTATAAAAATAGTCACGTGGGTTGGAACCACACTTGGGGCTGGAGTGCTTGTGCTAATCCTGGGAATACTAACGGGGCAAGTCGTACTTGTCAGACCGTAATATTGCCACTTGAAACTGGATAAAGTTTGTGCTAATATGGTTATATCATTGCCCCGCGATGGGGCATATTTGTGAGGAGTGATATTTGAAAATTGACAGTAAACAAGTTGGGGCTATCACCACGTTAGTAATTGATGGAACGGAACAGAAATTCTTTTTTAC